TACCGATTTCATGGGCTTAAAGTGTCTGCCCGAAAGACGTTTAATCACACAAGGAAACCAAAAAATGAACATCCAACTTCAAGGCCACATCGTCGGCGTTAAAAAATTCAACGGACAAATCGAAGGCAAGAGCTTCGACTATTGCCGCCTGATTGTCGCCACACCCTTAGACAGCTCCCAAGGCAACGCATTGGGCAGCTCTACTACTGAATACGATTTCGGCGGCTCTGCCAATTTCGAGCAGTTCCGAAACGCCCAATTTCCGATCGAAGCAAACCTGAACGTGGAAATCGTCACTACGGGCAAAACTCAAAAACTGAAAGTCATCGGTTTTCAACTCGTTAAGAAAGGCTGATTGAATGCAGAAAGTCTATGTTGTCCAGTCCGTATCAACAGGGGACTTTCTGTATCTCTCTCCTGAAACGGGCGACATCGGACATACCAAATTAATTACCAATGCCGATTATTTCTACGACTTCGAAGAAGCGGTTAACGCAGGTTTGGAAGAAATCGGCAACCAATGCGAATTTGTCGTATTCGGATTTTTGAAAGACTGATTTTCGGATGTTCGGCGGTCGTCTGAAAAACTCTCCATCCATTACCGCCAAACACTTTTTGAAGGAAAATATCATGAAATTTATTAACACCTGCCGTAAATACGGCGCAAAACTGGCTGTTGTAACAGCCGCCCCGCTGGCTTTGGCGGCACAGGCAAACGCAGCGTTGCCCGAAACGGCAAAAAACGCTTTGGAAGCCGCAAAAGCGGACGGTATGGAAGCCGGTTGGATTGTAGTGGGCGTTTTCGCCGCGCTTTTTGTATTTTCCATCGTTAAGAGGGTGATGAAGTAAGGCGGCATGTACTGCCAAGTCGGAAATAAATGTCTTGAGAAGCACCGGGCCGAAAACCTTTATTTCAGCTTGGTAGTACCAAGAATCCAAGAAAACGGACAGATAATCAGGCCGGAATATAACGGCAGCATGTGGAAGATGTCGGACGGTCAGCCGCTAAGGCTTTCATTGGCGGAATGCAGTCCGAAAGACAACCTGCAAAGCGGTCTTGAAACAGGCCGGATAGTATTCGGCGTCCTCGCGTCCGTTTACTTTGTTTCCCTGCTGAAAAAGGTTTTGAAATGATGGATTTTTATTTCTATCTCGGCGTTGCCGTCCCCGTATTAATCGGGGCGGTTCTGTTTAAGGATTGAGCGCATGAAGTTATGGTGTCAAAATCAGGCTTTCAAAACAACCTTTGAAAGGCAGAACCATGAACAAGCCGTTTATCACGCAGGCGCAGTTGGCACTTTATAAATATCAGCCGTCAAGCGAGTATTTTGGGCAATCGATGGCTTTTATTGCTCAGAAAGAATTTGAAGAATTTGTTAATAACGTAAAAGAGTACGATATTTTAGAGAGCTTCTCTTATTTCTTAAATAAGAGGGTCGCACATAATATTTGGAAGATTTATTTTTCTGATGAGTCTGTTATTTTTATAAGAAAATCAGAAGAGAACGGAAAAACTGTTCATGAATTCGTTTATCAAGAGTACACCGATAGTTCTGATTTTAATTCTATGTTCGAGTAATTCTTATTCTGAACCTGTAAGATTAGAAAAATCACAAATTAAATTTCAATCAAGTAATAATTTAAAATCAATTGGTTTTAAATTAGATTCAAGTTCTAACACTTTTTCCAAATTCACAGAAGCGGCAAATTTCGAGCACATCCCCACGGGCGCAAAAGCCCGAATCAACGCCAAAATAACCGCCAGCGTATCCCGCGCCGGCGTATTGTCGGGGGTCGGCAAACTTGTCCGCCAAGGCGCGAAATTCGGCACAAGGGCGGTTCCCTATGTCGGAACAGCCCTTTTAGCCCACGACGTATACGAAACTTTCAAAGAAGACATAAAGGCACGAGGCTGCCGATACGATCCCGAAACCGACAAATTTGTAAAAGGCTACGAATATGCTAATTGCCTTTGGTACGAAGACGAAAGACGTATTAATAGAACCTATGGCTGCTACGGCGTTGACAGTTCGATTATGCGCCTTATGCCCGATCGCAGCAGATTCCCCGAAGTCAAACAACTGATGGAAAGTCAAATGGAAAGGATTGCTCGTCCTTTTTGGGATAAACGGAAAGAAGAAATTCCTAAAGATACTGCTTTAAAGTGGCGTCTTTTTCCTTTTAGTCATTGTGAATTTTTTTGGAACGGCGGCGGTTGTTTTGTACGTAACGGTGATAATTTAATTCATCGAGTTTATTTTAAACTTGAACGCAATCCGAAATACAAAGAAGAAATGGATGCCAAAAAGCCGGAAGAGATTTTATCGTTGAAAGTCGATGCCGATCCCGACAAATACATAAAGGCAACCGGATATCCCGGTTATTCCGAAAAAGTAGAAGTCGCACCCGGAACAAAAGTGAATATGGGGCCCGTCACGGACAGGAACGGGAATCCCGTTCAGGTTGCCGCAACATTCGGCAGGGACGCGCAAGGCAACACCACGGCGGATGTACAAGTAATCCCGCGTCCCGACCTCACGCCCGCAAGCGCGGAAGCACCTCACGCACAGCCGCCGCCCGAAGTATCGCCCGCGGAAAACCCCGCAAACAACCCGGACCCCGATGAGAACCCCGGCACGCGTCCCAATCCCGAACCCGATCCCGATTTGAATCCCGATGCAAATCCCGATACGGACGGACAGCCCGGAACAAGCCCCGATTCCCCGGCCGTTCCGGACCGCCCAAACGGCAGGCATCGCAAAGAAAGGAAAGAAGGCGAAGACGGCGGGCTTTCGTGCGATTATTTTCCGGAAATCCTAGCCTGTCAGGAGATGGGCAAACCTTCGGACCGCATGTTTCACGATATAAGCATACCGCAGGTTACAGACGATAAAACATGGTCTTCACATAACTTTTTACCGTCTAACGGCGTATGTCCGCAGCCGAAAACCTTTCATGTTTTCGGCAGGCAATATCGGGCAAGCTATGAACCGTTGTGCGTGTTTGCCGAAAAAATCCGTTTTGCCGTACTGCTCGCCTTTATCATTATGTCGGCTTTTGTCGTTTTCGGTTCGTTGGGGGGGAATAAATGCCATTACTTGCCGGCCTGATTCCACTTTTAGGCATACTTCTGAAAATGCTGATTGTCAGAATCATCCTTGCAACAGGTCTGACATTCGTAACCTATGCCGGGTATCTCGCCGCACTGGAAAAGTTCAAAGGCTACACGGCAAATGCGATCAATTCCATGCCTTCCGACATATTGAACCTTCTTTTAATTTCGGGATTCGGTCAGGGGTTGGGCTACCTGTTCGGCGCATTCTCGTTCTTCATTGGTATGCACGCATTCAAAAAACTGACGTTTGTCTTTCCGGGATGAGGTAGAAGCATGATTTATCTGTTTACGGGAAACATGGGGGCAGGCAAAACCCTATGATTTTGAACAACGAAGACGGATTGTTCAAAATGAAATTGGAAGACGGCACGGAGGCAGACCGGCCGCTTTATTTCTGCCATATCGACGGATTGGACAAACGAAAATTCAATGCCCGCGAACTGGCGGAAGGGCAAATCATGTCCGCCCCGCTTCGTGATGTCATACCGGAAGGCGCGGTGCTGATTGTTGGCGAAGCGCACTACACTTACCCGGTACGCGCGGCAGGCCGTCCCGTTCCGCCCTATATTCAGGAACTGACAGAACTCCGCCATCACGGGCATACCGTCATTTTGATGACGCGGCACCCGAGCCAACTTGATATATTCGTCCGCAACCTTGTTTCAAAGCATGTACACCTTGAACGCAAGGCAATCGGCATGAAACAGTATTATTGGTATAAATGCGTAACCTCGTTGGACAATCCCGCGGGCGTAAGCGGCGTAGAAGCCGCAAATTGGAAACCGCCTAAAGAAGCCTTCAAATACTATAAATCATCAAGCCGGCACCAAAAGTTCAAGAAAAAAGTGCCTTGGGCGGTTTGGGCGTTGATTGCGGTTGTAGGGTTTGTAGGCTGGAAAAGTTACGGTATGTTTCAAGTTTACAGCAAAGCCACAGACAGCCGGATTGAGCAGGAAGCGCAAAAAGAAAGCGTTGTGCAGACGATGACGGAGCAGACGGCATCATCAGAAACAGCGCCTTTTGAGCATTCCGACAATCTGAAACCTGAAGACTTTGTGCCGACTTTGCCCGAAAAGCCCGAAAGCAAGCCTATTTATAACACAGTCCGACAAGTAAAAACCTTTGAGCAAATCGCCGGATGCATAGACGGCGGAAAATCAGATTGCACATGCTATTCAAATCAAGGAACACCCTTGAAAGAAATAACAAAGATAATGTGTAAAGAATATGTGAAAAACGGGTTGCCTTTCAATCCTTACAAGGACGAACGGCAAAGGACGGAACAGGCGGCACAGTCCGCGAAAGCGGACAAGCCCCAAGTTCTCGTAATGGGCGGAAAGTCCTAATAAAATTTAATGTACGACAACTGAAGAGCGCGGAAAACCGTTTGAAGGAATCGGCGGCGGAGTCGTAAAGCAGAAAGTTCTTTTTAAAATCATATTCTGAATACTAAATCTGAGGATGTCATGATTCACAAACCAAGATATATCAAAATTGTAGATGAAAACGGGGATTTCACACGTGTTCTCCGTCTCCATAAGTTCCCGGACACGTCGAAAGTTTTTTATTTCGAGCCTATGTTCTGGCTTAAAGATGGTCGGCTTGCCCGGAAAGACAGTTTGTTTGAAGTTGATTACATTTACGGTGCAGACGGTTGCGGGTTCTTGCCGTCAAATTTAACGGAGTTCAGAAAATATTGCCGGAAAAAGCACCAAAAGTTTAAGGACGATGAAGTTTTAGTAAACCGTTACGCGGTCGATTTTTTGGGTGCGAAGGAACCCCCATATGACGACCGCCATGTGACTTCAGTCAAATATTTTGTTTGATAAAACCAAAATCACAAATTCAGCCACTACCCCTCAGGATGGCTTGGGCGGAGCGAAGGGGGTTAACTGCTAGAATGGCTGTTTTTTTTTGGGCGTATCTCAGTCCGGAATCGCTTCGTTCGGGGGTTGTACGTGCAGGAAAATAGGGCGGAAAAAAGGAAAAGGGGGAAGCTTTGTAAAGATTGGGTGCGTTACCCAATCTTTACGAATACCCCCTTTTCCTTTTTTATGAACTGTTTTTCAATACCGCAAACCCACTAACGGAGTGATTCCGGACTGAGATACGCCTAAAAAAAATCAGACATTCGGGTCGCAACAGGAATCTTTACCAAAACCTGCAACCCAAATAAAATCAGACACGGCAAAGGAATAGCTACCCTTTGCCGAAACCGTCCGGCCTGAACAAACCACAAACTTAAAGTTTGATGACGAGAATAGGCGGGCGGTTTTCTTGTTTGTGAAATTGAGTAGTATCAAAGAACACAGATTCTGAATATATAAGGGTAATCCCATGCGTAACGCCGTAGGATTGGATATATCCAAGCTGACATTTGACGCATCCGCCATGGTCGGCAAAACGGAGCATTCGGCAAAGTTTGACAACGATTCAAAAGGTTTAGATCAGTTTTCGGACCGGTTGAAAAGCTTGGGATGTCAGAATCTGCATATCTGCATGGAGGCAACGGGAAACTATTATGAAGAAGTTGCCGACTACTTCGCGCAGTATTACAGCGTTTACGTAGTGAACCCGCTGAAAATAAGCAAGTATGCAGAAAGCAGGTTCAAGCGAACCAAAACAGGCAAACAGGATGCAAA